AAGGAGGTGCATCATGAGTATCAAGTTTAACAGGCAAACATAAATAACTAAAAACACACCAAGATGTCTAGAGCAAGTACATTATCAGGTTTTACTACTGCGATAGGACAACCTACCGACCTGAATGTTGGTGTGGTTACCGCAACTCGTATTGACGCTGAAAACATCACAGCATCAAATACTTATGAGTTTACCAACTTAAGTATCACTGGTATTGCCACAGTTGGTGATAGTGTTAGTATTGGTTCTACTTTAGTTGGTGTTACTACTATTAACTCCAGTGGTATTAATAGTCCATTGGGTGTTTCTACATTATCAAATGTTGTCATTGGAGGTGCAACCACAGAGATGGTTGTGACTGGTGATACAAGAATCACTGGTATTCTAACAGTTGGTACAGGTTCAGTAACTATAAACGGAATTACAAATAGAGTTGGTATTAACTCTACTTCTCCTGCTGTTGCACTTGATACAAGAAATACTACTGACGGTTTTGCATTACCTGTTGGTACTACTGCTCAGAGACCATCAACACCATATAATGGATATATGAGATGGAACTCTTCAAATACTGCGTTAGAAGTATACGACGGTACAAACTGGGTAGAAATCATCACTGATTACTTCCCTTCTGGTTCTACAATCTTAGGTTGAGGTAAGACATAATGGCAAACGAATATTTACAGAGAACTCCTACAAGCACTGGTAATCGTAAGGTTTGGACTTGGAGTGGATGGGTAAAAAGAAATCAAATTTCCAATGATAGTTATATTTTTTCTGCAGGAAGTCTATCTGCGAATTGGGGGGGTATACATTTAAATGCAACTCTTGGTGTGGGATTACTAGAGGTTGTTTCGTCAATTCAACTTCAAGTGCAGACTTCGGAAGCAAGAAGAGATGTATCTTCTTGGTTGAATGTTGTAGTTTCTGTAGATACTACTAAAGAAACTAGTGAAAATAGAGTAAAAATGTATGTTAATGGCATAAACCTTACTAGTTTTCAATCATACACTGTTACTCAAAATTATAATACTTGGGTTAATAGTTTAACAATGCATGGAGTTGGAAGACTATTTGATGGATCAACTACTTTTGCTACTGAAAGCGAAATGTTTGATGTCTTTTTCGTAGACGGTCAAGCACTCACACCAGATGTGTTTGGTTTCTATAAGGACGGAAACGGTTATATCTCTGCTGGTTCTACACAAGCAACTGACTTCAGACCAGGACAATGGGTTCCAAAGACACCAAGAGTCATCAAAGCACAAATTGAACGCAATGGTGGCTTTGGAGTCAATGGTTTCTATCTTCCTATGAATGATAGTTCCAACTTTGGTGCTGACTTCCATACCACACCAAATAGTATTATCAAACTTCAAGAAGATTTACCACAACCAAAAGTTTCTATTACATCCACAGCACAAACGGGACTTGGATATACTGATGTCTTAAGAGCAGATCCTTATGCTGCAAACTTGGTTCTGGCAATACCATTTGTAAATAGTGGTCTATGTACTGATGGAACAAATAGTGGAATTAGCACAGGATTTGGTGATTATTCCCATATTATTAATACTTCTCAAACAGCAAAGGACGTTCAATTAATCACATACAATGGAACAACTCCGACAATTGTAAGTTATGCAAGTTCTTCAACTAATTATTATGGAAGTGCGTGTTATATAGATGGTAATGGAAGCGCCCATGCAGGAGGACATATTAGGGTTGTTGATGATAATATTTTTGATGATTTAAATTTAACCACCGCAAACTGGACAATTGAGGGGTGGTTTAATCCAGCATCAAGAAGTACTGGTGGATCTAATTTATTTAACTTTGGAGATGCAACAGATTTTAATCAAATTCAATTACTTCTTGATTCTTCTGGAAATCCTTGGCACTTGTGGTCATATACTGGTAGTGATTGGAACGTTAATGATTCAGGAACCACTACACGACCACCATTAAATCAATGGTCTCATATTGCATTTGAAAAAGTTGGAACCGCAACCACGAGTTATATTACAACTTATGTAAATGGTATTGCCGCAAAAGTCACTAATGTTCCTCAAAATATAAACTATTCATCAAATCCTAGATTAATTATCGGTGGTCATTACTTATCTGGAGGTTCTGGTGATGGTGACACATTTTATTACGATGGACTAGTATCCGATATAAGAATGTATAACGTAGCAAAATACAAAGGTGGTTTTGATGTTCCGAAACCTTATACACCAGTAGGTATTGCGACTTGGAGAGCAGTTCCTGATACGACTGCGAATAACTTTGCTACTTTGAATCCTTCATATCCAACAATAACTGGTAGTGATTTAAACTTTTCAAATGGAAATCTTACTTTAAATCAGACAACAAGTGATGGTGGACAAGCAACTGGTAGTATAGGATTTTCTACAGGAAAATGGTATTTTGAAGGAATACCAACTACATCAACTGGAAGCAGTAATCTTATTGGGATAAGACCAGCAGAATGGTTTACTAATAATCCTCAAAATAGAACTTCGTATAGGAATGATGGATCTGTTTATGATGATAATAATAACTTAATTCAATCAGGTACAACTTATACTACTGGTGATGTTATAGGTGTAGCCATTGATATGAATACCAGAAATATGTGGTTTTCTAAGAATGGTTCTTGGGTTTATAGTGGAGACCCTGACAGTGGAACAAGTCCAGCAGTTGGTTTTGGTTCTACTTACACATCATATACACCAGCTTTATTTTTTGATAATGCCGCAGGGACAAAACAATGGGATGTAAACTTCGGACAAAACCCAACATTCTCTGGAGTCACAACCGCAGGAACCTTCACAGACAGCAACGGCAAAGGACTCTTCAAGTATGAACCTCCAAGTGGTTTCCTAGCATTATGTGAGGACAACTTACCAACTCCTGCGACTAAGAATCCTGGTGAGTATTTTAAGACTGTACTTTATACTGGAACAGGTTCTTCAAGAAGTGTTGTTGGTGTTGGATTTACTCCCGATTTAGTTTGGGTAAAGTCAAGAACTAACACAGAAGGTCATATTGTTTTTGATAGTGTTAGAGGTCCAGAAAAGAGACTTCTAACAATGACCGCATCCACAGAATCAACTACTACTGGTGGTCTTATGAGTTTTGATGAAGATGGTTATAGTACTGCAACATATACAGGAACAAATCAGTCAGGTCAAAATTATGTGGCATGGTGTTGGAGAGCAGGAGTAGGCACCACATCAACAAACACAGACGGCACAATACCTTCTGTGGTGAGTGTCAATCAGGATGCTGGGTTTAGTATTGTTTCTTGGACTTCAACTGGAAGTAATGATGCATTACAAACAGTTGGGCACGGATTGAATACCGCACCCAATATGATTATTCTTAAGAATAGAGATGCTGCAGTAAATTGGAGAGTTTATCATTCTGGAATTCCTAGTCCTAATAATTCGCTTTGTTTAAACACCACCGAAGTTGCCTTTAATCAATGGCCTTCAGTTGATGATGATACATTTGGTCTTGCAAATTCCACTACAACTGGCCAGTCATCGGGTACTAGTGGTCAGGATATTGTTGCATACTGCTGGACAGAAATAGAAGGATTCAGTAAGTTTGGAAGTTATGTGGGAAATGGAAGTGCTGATGGACCTTTTATTTACACGGGAGGTCGTCCAGCATTTGTAATGATTAAATCATCAACTGTTGCTACTAACTGGTATATTTTTGACAGTTCAAGAAAATCATCAAATCCAATCACTGGTGTTTTATTTCCAAATACTTCTGATATAGAAACTTTTAGTGCCCACGATATTGATTTTCTTTCTAATGGATTTAAAATAAGACAAGCATCGGGTTTTGGCGGAAATAATAGTGGTGAAACTTACATCTTCGCTGCATTCGCAGAGTCTCCATTCCAGACTGCCAATTCTAAATAATAATAACTAAAAACTGTAGAAAATGATTGTCACATCTAATTCAGTTACTCACAACTTTACGATTCCTTCTCTACAGACCGTAGGACAGGTTGATTCAAATTATGATGTGATTGAACAAGTAACTGTTCGAATTCATTCATCAATTTCTTATGACCACACATATACTAAGTTGGTATATGAAGAACCTGGAAGTGAGGGTGTGGAGACAACAGTTACTGAGACTAAGGTAGCAGAAAAAACATCACAAATCTTTGTTGATTTAAATACTGATAGTATTTCATCATTCCAAACATTTGATGACCTTGAAGAAGATACAGTTGTTCAATGGGCTTTGGATGCTGACCTAGTTCAAAAACAAAAACATATGGATGCCAATGAGGCAATTGTATTAGAAGCAAAAGATAAAGTATTGAATCCACTTAAATATAAGAAAAATATCCCAGTTACACCATGGCGTAGAAGAGCTGATGAAGCTCTTGCTGGTGAATAATAAATAACTAAAAAGGTTTACAATGGCCATTGGAAATCCTATATCAAGTCAGAATAACTTCAGGACTATAGATGTCACTGCTACAGCAGGTCAGACACTCTTCACTATTGCTGATGGGTATGAGATACATAAGATTTCTGTTTTCAGAAATGGTGTAAGACTCACAAATGGTACTGATTATACTGCTGCTGATGCATCCACCGTTACATTGAATGTTGGATGTCAAGCGGGAGATGAAGTATCTTTTGTATTAAATGATGTCTTTGCCGTTCCTGACGCAATTGTAAGTGCTGCATCATCACAAACTATCAGTGGTGATTTGGTTGTTACTGGAACCCTTTATGCAAGTGTTGATGGTATTGGTGAGGTTGGCATTCAATCTGGTGGTACAACCATTGGTATTACTTCCACACTAAACTTCACTGGTGCTGGTAATACAGTCACGTTGAAGGGTGATGGTTCTATTGATATTGCAATCTCTGGTGGTGCAAGAGGTGGTGGATCTGATAAAGTCTTCCAAGAGAACCAGAGAGTTGTCACAACTAATTATCAATTAACATCAGGATACAGTGCAGTCAGTGTTGGTCCTGTTTCAGTATCAGCTGGGGTTACAGTTACTATCCCTGGTTCTGAAAGATGGGTCATTCTGTAAGGAGTAATTAAATGTCAATTTCAATTTCAGGCGACGGTACATTTACAGGTGTATCAACCAATTATTCCTTTGACCAGAGCGTATCAATTGGTGGTACATTGACCTATGAGGATGTAACTAACGTAGATTCTATTGGTATTGTCACTGCAAGGTCTGGTGTTCATTATGGAACTGTAGGTTCTGGTGTCACTATTAGTGCAGTTGGTACTGGTACTAGTTTAGGATTTTTGGTTAATGGTTCAGAACGTGTACGCATCGACAGTTCCGGCAGGCTGTTAGTTGGCACGTCTTCCGGCTCTGGCTCTGGCTTGTTGATTGTTCAAGGCGGAGCAGGGTCAAGCGGAGCGGATGCAGTGGTAACTCTACGACGTGGTAACACTAACCCTGCTAGTGGACTTCAAGGATTAGGCATTATTAATTTTGAAGATTTAAGCGGTGGTTGGGGTGCAAGTATTGCGGCTGTATCAGATGGAAGCTGGAACACACCTTCAGATTGCCCAACTTACTTAAAGTTCTCCACTACTGCCGACGGAGAGAGCACCCCGACGGAGCGGATGAGGCTGGACAATAATGGTAGGTTCATGATTGGAGGCACCCTACCAAGCTCACCTAATGCACAAATTACTGCTGCTGGAGATATTCGTGCAGCATCTTTTGCCACAGGTAGTGTTCCTGTTGCTGGTGGCTCAACAACAATTCTTACCGTTGGAAGGGGTGAACTTTATTTATTGTATTCGATACTGGGCAACTACAGTGGAAGTGATACAAGGCACGGTATAATTGCTTTTGCTGGTAGGACTGCTTTTGGAACTGATGTAACTTTAGTCACCAATTTTGCAGGGTTGACTGGTTCTGGTGCTTTTGCTGTTAGCGGAAGCAACATTACCTACAGCGCAGGTGGCGGAGTCCCGTCATCAACAGTTTATTACATGAAAATTGGTAGTTAATTTTTAACATGACACAACCTCTTAGCTCACAAACCACTACATACTGACTCTGAATAAATAACTAAAAAGTAGATAAAATGTCAAGAGCTCGTAATCTTGCTGGTTTTGGTTCTGCGGTAACTAACCCTCAAAATCCTGTTAATGTCAGGTTAGGGATTGTTACTGCAATCGAATATTATGGTGACGGCTCAAACCTGACTGGTACTCCTGGTGGTCTTGGTACTTCATTGTTACCAGATGACCTTACCAGTCCGCTGAATAAGATATATTATACTGATGCAAACCTGACGATTGGTTCTACTATTACTGTAGACCCACCAGCATCTGCTTCAGCTGCATATACACAATATACCAACATCGTACTACAAGGTGATGCAGACCTGATTGTAGGTGATGGTGATGACTTTATTCCTGACATTTTAGGTATTGGTACAGATGTAGATGCTCCTGGTATTCTTGCCAATGGTGAAGGTAAAGTAAGAGTTGATAATATAACAGATAAGAGTGGTGTTAAGGCACCTAAGTTCCCTTATGGTCTTGCAGTATCTGCTGGTGCTGCAGTATCAGTTGGTTATAGTACGGAAGCAGCACCAAGTTTAGTTGGTGTTGATACAACTACTGGTGTATTCTTCCCTTCTGCAGGGAATATTTCAATCTCAAATAATTCATCCGAATCCGTCAGAGTTAGTGGTGTTGGTTCTGTTGGAGTCGGAACTACCAATCCTCAAGGAACTGTTGAAATTCAGAATTCAACAAGTCCAATTTTAAGAATTGGTGATGGAACTCGAAATGTTGAATTAAGAGGTGGTTCAACAACTCAGAATGCTTCTGTAGGTACTGAATATGCCGGTAGTTTTTCTATTATAACAAATAATACGGAAAGACTAAGTATCTCTACTAATGGTAATGTCAATGTATCAACTGGTTCTACCTTACAGTTAGGTGACGACTCCATTACATTAAATGAAGTCTACAGATATGAGGAAATTGCAGGTGGTGCAATCAAAAAGTATTATGTTAGAGATACATTAAACGCTGGCCAATTAACTAGATTTGTTTTCACGGGTACTGATAGAACGAGTGCAATGATTACAATCAATGCCACAGGTTCTTGGACTGCATCCGACACAGCATCTAATCACGTAGCTGCACAGTTTATGTCTAGAGTGTTTACTAACTCAAGTGGTACATCCTCTGATAATGCAACAGTAACTACGCCATTTGCATTCACATATTCATCAGGAAGTCACTATGCATTTAATAATTCTGGAGGATTTGGATATAGTATTGATATTACCAATCCAACAGGTGATGATGGTGTTCAATTCTTCTATGAAGTCATTATTCAAAATGCTATACCAAGTTCACAGCATTCATTGGTTTCTTCAACCACTGCGTGATAAATAACTAAAAAAGTATAATCCCATGGGACTGAGTTTACGAGGACAAACTTCTGGAGCAGTTGATATCAACGCTCCAGATGTAGCTGGTGATAATACTATCACACTACCTGGTGGCAATGGTAGTGCTAATCAGTTCTATAAGAATTCTGATACTGCAGGAATTATTACTCACTCCTCAATGACCGAAAGTTCTTCGGGTGTGATTAGTATTGGTGACATTGATATTAATGGTACAACAAGAACTATCACTACAGGTGTTGGTCAGACAGTCGGATTTAGTACAGATATTGAGGTCCAAGGATCAGTCAGTATCAGTAGTGGAAACTTAGTACTTGCAAGCGGCAACGGCATTGACTTTAGTGCCACTGCTGACGGCTCTGGCACTATGAACAACGAACTCTTTGATGATTACGAAGAGGGCATCTGGCAGCCAAAGTTCTTTAATGACCAGAACGGTGCGACTACCGTTAGCACTGGAAGCAGAGCTGCAAAATATGTAAAAATTGGAAGAACTGTTTACATCAGTTGCTACATTCAATGCAGCTCTAAGGGAACAAACACAGGAGGCGTATCAGTTGATAATTTACCCTATGCATCTGATACAAATGGCCAGCTTCATTATGGTATAGCTGTTGGGTTTTTTTCTGGTTTGACAAGCAATCACAGCACTTTGTATGCCACAGTTCAACCAAATACCAATTGGTTACTTTTAAGAAAAGTCGCCGGCACTGCTGACATTTCAGTAAGCTCTGTTGTAGCGTCTGATATTACCAACGGTTTTGACCTTATTCTTGGTGGCTCTTACATAACAGCCGACTAAATCTGCTTAATTACAACTTAAGCCCGCAACGGCTCATAAATACTTCACGCCTAACCCTGTTTAATTCGGAGGATTATCCTAATGGCACTTTCTGAAAGACAAGAAAACGACAAGATTGAAGTTGTCGGAAAATACAAAGCAGTTCAAGTACGTAGAGCTGATATCGTTGAGAGAGACGGTACAGAGATTGCACGTACTTTCCATCGTCATTGTCTGATGCCTGGTTCAGTTGATGCAGATGACAACTGGACTGATACTGACATCAGTGGTGAAGATGCAGACGTTCAAGCAATTTGTAACGCTGCATGGACACAAGCAGTCAAGGATGCATATAAGGCACACTTGATTGCTACCAGAGACGCACTCTGATAAATACCTAAAAAGATATTGAGATGAGTACCTTAAAGACTAATAATATCGAACACTTAGATGCCTCTACTCCTGCCATTCAGGTGGCAGTGGGTGGAGGTGTCATTATCTCTGGTGTGACAACTGTTGGAGATAATCTTACAATTGATGGTGTTAATCGAAATATTACAACAGGTGTTGGTAAAACAGTTGGTTTTGGAACTGATATTTCTATAGGTGGAAATCTTAAGAGTAACGGAAATTCTTTTGTCTTTCCAAGTTCTGGAGGTACTCTTGACCGCCTTGAGCGTGCTGGAAATATCTTGCAGGTTGTTCAGACAGTTAAGTCGGATGCTGATAGTTACGCTTTGGTTTCTGGCGGACTTTCTGCAAACATTATTGAAAAATCAATTACTGTTTCTGCTGGTAGTAAGGTCTTAATAATGTGCAGCATGGTCATGATGGCCACTACTCCTAGTTACGGTTTTGTATTTAACCGTGATGGAACCAGTATTGGAATTGCTGATGCAGATGGTAGCAGGTTTAGAGCTACTGCCCTTGGGTATTCTGATCCTGATAGACAGGATTCAACAGAAAGCATAACCGCTATGTTTTTAGATACCCCTGGCTCTGCGGGTACATATACTTATGCAGTAAAGATTAGACATGCAAGCAGCATAACTCAAACTGTGTATGTAAATTTATACGAAAACGATAGCGATCAAAGCAAGCTAATGCGACCAATTTCACACTTCACTTTGATGGAGGTAGCAGGATGAAAATTAAAGCTACGTATCTTCTTTATCCAAACGCTGTAAGAGTTAGTAGCACTTATGGTGCATTTGACTCTGACGGCAACAAAATTGAAGTTGATGAAGCTGCTGTTGCGGCTAAAGTCGCTGAACTTGAAGTTGAGTATCAGTGGAAAGAACTACGCCAAGAGCGTAACCGTCTAATCGCTGAAACCGATTACCTGGCGTTGTCTGACAGCACTCTGACTACTGAGATGGCTACTTACCGCCAAGCCTTGCGGGATCTACCTGCAAACACTACTGATCCAACTAACCCTGTTTGGCCTGTCAGACCAGTTGAATAAATAACTAAAAAGTCTCACGATGTCTAGAATTAGAGCTGACAGATATACCAATAGAGAAGGGACTGGAGCTCCAACATTTGCTGATGGAGTGAACGTTGTAGGTATCTCCAGTCTTGGTATCACAACTGTGACTGGAGTTGGACAGACTGCTCTTACGGTAAATGGTGATGCAAGAATCACTGGAGTTCTGACAGTTGGTCAGGGTTCAGTTACGATTGATGGAACATCAGGAAACTCAAGTATCACTGGTGTTACAACCGCAGGTATTGGTTCTGTCTATGGTGTTGATAGTATTAATGACTTAGGTTTCCCTAATGCTGGTCCGCTAAGTAACAGAAACCTCATCATCAATGGGGCGATGACAGTGGCGCAAAGGGGTACAAGTCACACTTCACAACACAATATTAACAACTACGGTGTTGACCGTTGGCAAGTAGTTTGCCCAAACACTTCCGCAGTTTTAGTACACAGTCATGAAACTACTGGTGGACCTGAAGGTTTTAACAACTGGCTAAAAATATCACCATCAACAGCAGACACTACTATTTCTCCAAACGACTACAGTTCCGTTGCACAAAAAATTGAAGGATATAATTTTGCTTCTGCACAATATGGCCTTAGTGACGCAAAAGAAGTAACTGTTAGTTTTAAATTTAAAACCAACAAGGCGGGCACTTATTGCATAACTCACCGCAATAACGTAGCAGATAGAAACTACATTCACGAATTTACACCAGTTGCTGATGGTAATTGGCAAACAATTACTTATACGGTACCTGGCGACACTACTGGAACTTGGGAAAAGACAAATAATATTGGTTGGCGTTTTGAGATTTTTTTGGCAAACGGAACAACTAATCAATCATCTACAACTGACACATGGTTTGGCGGCTCTTATTATCACTCAACTCCCAACCAAGTCAACTTTCTAGATAGCACTTCCAACGAGCTTGGTATTACTGGAGTTCAAGTAGAGTTAGGTTCCAAGGCTACCCCGTTTGAACATCGGAGTTTTCACGACGAACAACTAAAGTGTATGCGTTATTACCAACATTTTGGTAATGCTTTGGCAAGTGATGACGGGACAGACGATGGGTTTATGATGTTTCATAATTGGGCACCGACTACTGCTTATGGTGCTCAGAAATTTATAGTTCCAATGCGTGCGCGTCCTTCACTTACTTCACCTTCTTCTGGTTTAACTTACTATAGCGGTGGTAGTGTTGATAGCAGTATTAATTTAGACCTTATTGGGGCAAACACTAATAATGGTGAGCTTAGAATTAACGACGTAAGTGGTTTAGCTCAAGGAACTTCAGGTTGGCTTAGAATTGAAGGATCTGGAGCCTACATTGCCTTTTCTGCGGAGCTTTAAAATGA